AAGAGACTGGCCAACCGTGAAAGCTACTGCGACACCAGAGGCCACAAAGTACAAGCCTACCCACCAGTCTAAGGAGGTTAGATTGCTCATTTTGATACCCCTGTCTCGTGAACGACGCGATATACCCGCTTACCGATACGTAGTGTTTTGGTCTTCAGTTCCTGCTTGATCAAGTCATGACAGATGATGAAGCCAAGGGCGACGCCTCCAGAAAAAGACAATGCGATGTATGGAATCATGAGTATTCTCCTGCTTCAATCAGTTGCTCAAGCAGCTCTCGCCCCTTATTAGTCAGCTGGTAGTTCTCTTCCTTTCCTTCCGGTTCGACATTGGCCACCAGGTTCATCTGTTCGAGTTTGGCTCGTGTCTTGGGTTTCCAGTTAGCGTAGAAACATGACCATTGGCTTATTTCACGCAGGGTATCCTTCTCTCGCTTACTCAGGACGATCATCGCCAGTCTCCTTTAGCGTGTTAGTAATGTCGATGATGCGGTATACGCGGCCACGTCTTTCCATCAGCCCGCGCTTCACGTAATCGTTGATGCAGCTGAGCATCACCAGAGTTCCGATGACGAAGCCGACACCCAAAAAAACAATCATCCAACCGAGCATCACTCTTTATCTCCGACACGTTCTTCGGTATCGCGAAGGCATTTGGGCCACTTAAGCCGCGGATGACGCAGACTGCCATCTGGCGTGTACTCGTGAAAATTCACCTTCACAATACGGCCCATGTACTTATCCTGGTTATGCCAGATCTCATCGAGGTAGCGATGCTTGATTCCAGAAGCGCGGACCTCGATTCCATCTTCGAGGCGAATAACGATTTTGCCGAGGGTATGAGCAAAGCCGGCATCCGGATCACCAGGTAGGAAGCCGATAATCTCCCCATCAGCTTCGTTTTCATCTTTTAGTTTCCACCAGCTGCGGGTGCGCTTGAACTCGTATACAGAATCCGGGTCTTTGCCCATCTCTCCTTCTTCGTTATCGTCCAGACGCTTCATAAACCGCTCTACAAAGTCTTCATGGCTGTAGATGATGTAGAAGGGGTGCATATGAATGTCAGCCGCGTAATCCTGGCCGCGTGTATTTCTGAACCAGGCCACCAAAAGAGAAAGACGCTGTTTCAGCTTCATACCGTTCTTCTGGTATTCAACTGTTTTAGCCTGTACGCGCCACTCTGGTAGGAAGAAATCGAAGATATGATAGGTTGCGCCAACCGCCTTCACGTTCTTCTTGCGTAGCGCTGAGACTGAATTGTTAAAAGAACCTGCAGTACCTTCACCATCGAAAAAGATGTGTTTGTAGCCGGAGAGCTTGCCCAGCTCCAGCATGGCAGGTTTCAGGTGATCGAGAGATGTAATCGGGTTTCCGGTACGCGACAGAAAGTTAACCTCTTCCTCGTCCACGATCACTTCACAAATAACCCGAAGACCATCCAGTTTGAGGCTGCCTATCATTGGCCATCTGGCTTTTGGATTTGCCTTGAAGGGGTACTTGTCGCCTTTTTCTTTATAGGCGGTGGCCAGCTGCACCTCAAACTTCGGGATCGGGCTGGCGAACACCTTATTGCAGAGACTTATGCCGACGCCGGCTTTCGGGTCTTTCAGCAGGAACCGGCGAAATACGTCCTGACCGTCTGCACACATCGAAGCGACCAAAGACTCGACCGCAGTGATGGCTGCGTTTCCCGTAAGCTCCCGGGCAGCCAGTTTCTCCAGCAGCTCTATCGCCTTCTCATCACTGGGTACGGACTTGCTAAGTGGATCGGCCACGTTGTATTTCTTCACCCCGAAACGAACAAATGGGTTCAGCATGAGTGACACCATTCTTTGTTCGAAGTCATCCATACTGGCCAGCGCCTCTTTCTTGGCGTTCGTTCCCATTGCTTTAATGGCGTCCAGCTTATGTTTAAGCGCGATCAGCTTCTCCATTAGTCGGTCTTCTCCTTTAAGGTTTCTTTGATAAGTTCTGAATAAATCTCGCTGGCATCGGGCAGTCTGCCAGTTTCAGCAACGGTCGAAGATTGGCACTTCCCCTTAATTCCACTGTAGATAGATGCACTGCCTCTCTTCGGCTGCAGAGTTCTTGCTGTTCGGTTTCTTTCCTCCACCTCTTCAATGAGCGCCGGCATATCGACGAAATACAGCGACTCACCTTGCCGGATTTCCTCCACCATCATTTTCAGCGCCTGGCATTTTCCGGCCGAAATGGCGTTCGCACAGGAGGTGAACGATGACGCCGGCAGTCGCTTCTCTTTGAAGGCAAGGATCGTGTGCTGACAGACGGTGTAGCTGCAGTACGAGGCATGTCCGTTAAGCTTCACTTCCGGGCAACGCAGCGAGTAGCCGTTGAGTCCAGAGATCGAAGGGATTTTTGATAAGTCAGTTTTGGTAGCCATATCTCTAAACGATAATCTTGTACTTACTTACTAATCAGTTTAAATAACTCTGTACGGGGACACAGTACATAGTCACGGCTTACCAGGTGGCCCAGCCAGTCATCTTGTCACTTGCGGCTTCGTATCGATAAGGGGTTAGCAGGTCGTTTGCAGCATGAACGGCGTGGGATTTGGCTTCCTGAATCAGCATAGGCATTTCATTGGCCAAACGACTGATCTTACTCGCGTATTGAGCCAAAACCCCATCACAGATGCGGCCAGCCTCAACGATAACGTTGATTAAATCCAGATCACTACGACACAAGTCGCAGATACGCCCATAGTCCAGCTCACGAACACGCGCTATAGCCTTGTTGTAATCTCCGGAGACAATCATTTCCAACAAGCCTGGTGGTGCTACCAGATCTACATGGCGCCTTTCAACATCGGGAGAAGTCATGACGCTGACGAAAGCCTCTCCTACTGTCTCGCATTTGCTTTCTACGGCTCTTAGAGTCACGTCCACGCTCTTCTCAAGCGTTTCTCTGCTTTCCATCTGGTAGCAGTTTGAGAAGATGATTTTGTCGTCATACCAGGCGCCAAAACGCGCAACTGGCCCAATGCCGGTCTCAAGCGACGGGACGATGAACGCAACCAGAGCTACACGCTTTTGAACAGTACCGGGCATTTCAGGCGTCTTTGCGTACCACACTAACACCGACGTATGTGTCGCCCCTTCTTTGAGAGGAATGCAGGATAGCGCATTCGATATATGCTCTGATGCCGTGTTGAATGAGGCATCGATGATGCTCTCCAGTTCTCCCTCGCCAAGCTCTACGCCTGACTTCTTGATCATCTCTAAAACTGCCTGTTCGATATCTTCTTTCATGTGATGTCCTCCACAACCAGAGAGCAAATTATTACATTAAAATATGTAAGTAGCTACTTATCAAAGAGAGGCGGAGAGGTATATGATGGCAACAGACCAACACAACAATGCATAGGCCCCAAGAGCGTTTGACTCGGAACGTAGCAACTATGAAGACTTAACCTTACTAAAGCTGTTCGTACTATATTGAAGCAAAAAACAAAGGTTATGCAATTTCCTTTTCAGCAAAGAATCTAACTTTGCAGAAAACAAATAATAACACGTATTGTTTAATAGGGGATTTTATGAAATTTTTTGATGAGTCTTATGAACATGAAGTTAATTCCATCACGAGTCATATAACTAGTACTTTCCCCTTGTCAAATGATTTATCTAATAATCCGTTTGCTGCCGACGATTCAATTTTGTCTGATGTAATTATTTCACTGTCATGGCGCTATTTTATAGACTTGTATTTTAAGCATAGAGATTTACTCAACGAACACACACCATTTAATCAAGAAAAGATAGAGGGTGGTAATCTCCCTAGCTTATCAGAATTAAAAAGTGATAAACATTTCTTTTTATTTAAAATACTCAGATTAATATATGAATACAATTTTTGGACAGTGAGCGACACAAGACAACCACTTTTTTTAGATTTTTCCATTTTAGAAAGATTAGATAGACTGTCCCCAAAGGATAACATTCCAATTTCGTTCACCTGGATAGAACAAACAATGCCTGCAGCATTGGTTAAACACTTATTGCGGTCAGATAAATTTTCTCTTTTTAAAAACATTGCAACTAATGTAGGTGGCTTTGAGGAAGAAATTTCGAAGCAAATAAAAAATGGTATCAGCACGGCGCAAAATGAGGCAGAACAGTTAAAAGAAAAAATTGAGACTCTCGTTAACAATGCCGATTCGTCCATAAAGTCTCTTCAAGAATATGATGAAAAACTCAAACAGTATAAAAGTGAATATAACTTCGTTCTGTTGAGCAAAGCTTTCTCAAATCTTTTGAAAA